TTTGGGATTTTTCCAGCTCTTGCAAAGAAATTTCTTTTCCAGCTATCAGAATTTTTTCTTTCAAAAAGGTTTTAATCGGCGGGCGTCCAGCCTTTGGAAACGGACTTTCTAAATTTTTTTGCTTGCAAAATCTTCTAACTCGTGATTGCAAAGTGGTCGGTTTTAAATTAAAAAATAGATCGGCCGTTTGCGCGATTGTTAGTTTTTCGTTTTTAATTTTGTTGATGATTTCTAAGTTTATCATTTTTTTAGTTGTTTAAATTGTTAAAATTCTTCAATTATAGCAATGCCAGCCTTGCTTTTTTCGTCAAAAGCGGCGTCTACGTCTTGCCATTCATAGCCTCGCAAATCTTCAATTGAACCTTTTGTGCCTTCATTTTTTTCAAACGCTTTCAAAGCCTTTCTTTTTGCTTCGGATTCGTTTTTAGCTTTGACATCAACTTGCCAATTTGCCGGGATTTTTACTGCTAAACTTACTGTGTAATTTTTCATTTTCTGCCCCTGTTTTTAATTGTTAAATTGTTCAATTAAATTTTCGACATATTCAAGAGCAGCAAACAGCATTGTTTTTGACGATGTTCTATTAAGAATCGCTTGTTCAACATTCCATTTGTAAGACTCAGTTTTTAAGTTATATTTTTTTTGATTTGCAAAAAAATCCATTGATTCTGTTTCGTATAAATTGTGCATCGCTAGATTGACGATAGCATTAAAATCATTTTGCTTTTCAGCGGTGTTGCAAATTGGTCGCGGGTTATTTTCTAACCACATTTCTTGCATTATTTCACCATCAGAAATTCCTAATTCTTCAACCAAGATATTATTTTCTTTGAGATATTCTGACCTGATTTGCTCTTTAGTTTTCATTTTTTTAAATAATTAGTTATTAAAAATTTAAGTAGAAGATTGCTTGTAAAAACTGACCCGCGCAATCGCGAACGCAATCTTCTAAACTCCATTCTAAACCATCCACAAGCTCGCCCTCTTTGTGTTCTTTAATCCATCGATAGTAATCGCTTTTTTTGAAGATGCGCCAGTGCTTGCCTTCGATTTCAAAAGAGCAATCTTTAATGATTTCTTTTAATTGTTTGTCGGTTATTTTTTTCATTTTTTAAATCCTCTTTTAAGCTTTTTTAAAAATAACTTCGCGGTCGTCGCGTAAGTCCTCGGTGAAATGTGTTATCATATAATTTGAGTAAAACCAATATTTTTTGGGTGCGCCCTCCTCGTTGTAATGTTGAGAATTAGGGTCGGCAATACACGGGGCTTCACTCAAACTGCCAAACTCGCTGGCGTTTAAATAAAAATATGAACCGTTGCAACTGTATTTTTCCAAAAAGTCTAAAAACGTGCTTAGTTGCTTTTGATAGTTATCGCCGCATTCTTTCAATTCTTGCGCTTCGTCTTTTGTGATTCTAATTAAAAGGTTGCCGCTGTTATGAGTGCCTTTTCCTTTTCTTAAAATTGTTATTTTCATTTTTTAATCCTCGTTTTTAGTTGTTTTAATATAAATCAGAAAGAATCATGTTTAAATCTTGCTCCTCAAAATTATTTTTTTTAGTTGCAAGCGGTTTATTTTCTAAAAATAATTTCATTCCACGCCCGCCGCCCAAGTTTTCTTGATAAAAAAGAAATAACTTAAAAGTTCTACCAACTTTTTTAATTACGTAGCCCGTCCAGTCGCCAGAACTGGAAGATTGACAAATAAAATCAACCTCAATTGTTGATTTTAAATTTTTTAAATAATTGCGCGGCGCAAACCAATTTCCACTAAGTATTTTTTCCATTTTTAATCCTCGTTTTATTGTTAAAAGTTTTCGCGCAACACAAGCATAAATCTTTTTTCTTGTGCGCGGTTGAATTTATAGTTAGCAATTAGTTTTTTAAGTTTATTTAGCATTTTTAATTGATTTAAATTAAGTTGTTTCAATTTGGGACTTTTAAAAGACTTGGTAAAGTTGGTTTAAAACTTTGTATAACATCAGCCAAACTTTTTGCTTTTCTTGTTTTTGTGTCAACTTGTTTAATGTCTAAATAAAATTTTCTTGATTCAACAATTTCAATTTCTACTTTTTCGCCGCGATCCGCGCTTTGTTGTAAAGTTGTAAAATCAACTATTTGACCTGAAAAAAACCCGCTGTCTCTTCTATAATCGCCATCACGAAAAATTTCTAAATTGCTTGCCTTCGATTTCAAAAGAGCAATCTTTAATGATTTCTTTTAATTGTTTGTCGGTGATTTTTTTCATTTTTTAAATCTGTTTTCGGCTTTTAATTGATATCCTCGCAATAACTGATTCATTTCTTTATAAGTTAAAAAATCGCTTTTTATAGATATGCAAACATCATTTTTGCGCGCCAAAGCCCATTTTTTACCAATTCGCCCATCAGCTGGTTCAAAAATAAAATTTTCAAGTTCTGGGTTTTCTTTTTTTAAATAATCTAAAAAATTATTTAGTGAAATTAATTCATTTTTCATTTTTTAATCCTCGTTTTTATTTTTTGATCGATTTTGAAAAGACTTTAAAAGAGTAAGTTGTTTGATCGTAGTAGTAGTTATTTGATCCATTTTTAAATGCTTTTATCTCTGCTAAAATATTATTTTCTGAAGCTTCACAAAGCCCGCGATCAAGGTCACAATTAGCAATCCTCACAAGTTCATCGCGACCTTCTTGGAATGCCATTTTTTTATCGTAACCGCTCCAAATGTCGCGAACGAATGTTTCAGAATGTGCGCCAGCTTTTTTCTTGTAAATTTTGATAATAAATTCTTTTTTCATTTTTTTCCCTCGTTGATTAATTAAATTTCTATTTCTAATTGAGAAGCCAAATTTCTTGCGGTCTCTTCAAAACCAAACCAAGCAAGCCAATTAGTTATGCGACCTTTTATTTTAAGAGGCTCGCCCATCGAGTCTTCTAAATCTTCTTTTAGCTCTTCAATTTCGTCTTGAAATTTAATAAAAAAGGCTTCTGTATCATTGTAGTAAATTAAATCGCCAACCATTCCACTGGCGCAACCACCATGATTTAAATCTTCAAAAAAACACTTGATTTCGTCGTTGCTCGAGTAATTTTCTAAAATATAGTTAGCAACATATTTAGTTAAATCGCTTGAAGTTGTTTCTATTATTTTTTTTAGTTGTTTTTTGTAGTTTTTCATTTTTTAAAGTTTTAAATTGTTATTTGGTTTTTTGTGGTGAATTTATTTTAGAGCTGGTTCTTTTATTAGTCAAATAATAAATGCAAATAAATTAAGTTGTTTCAATTTGGGACTGCTCAACTCCAGCTTTTAAAATTTTGCTGGCGGTTGCTAAGATTCTTTTAAAAATTGGTTATAGTTCATTTTTTTTAATCCTCGTTTTTAGTTAAATTAAATTTTTTTATCTTTTTAATTTAAGTTTTGAACCATCAGAAAATTTAATGTGAGAATATTTATCACCAAAATCCATCAAAGCTTTTTTTCTTGCTTGATTTTCAATAAAAATTTTCTCATCAATTGTTAACGCTTTTTTAATTTTTGATTTAAAATTTTGTGCAATTGTTTTTTTCATTTTTTTTGCCTCGTTTTTTTAGTTGGTTAAATATTTTATCAGCTCGCCCAATTTTGCTAAATCCTGCAAATATTGAGTGAAATTCTCAATGTCAGAAAATTCGATTGTTGGAAGATTTAATCTTGCTAGTTCGTTTTTATCTTTAATAATAGAAACGCCGGGTTTTCCATAAAATCTTGAATTGAGGCGCCCGCGCTCTTGATAATCTTTTTTTGCTTGATTAATAAATTGATCTAAATTTTCCATTTTTAATCCTCGTTTTTAGTTATTAAATTTGATTTTTTTGTTTTTGAATTTTAAAGCCATTTTTTCGCCCCATTTTTGATCTTGGCAATATGGGCCACATTCAATACTTGAAATAATTATTTCACCGCAACCGCTCCAGCTTTTAAATTCGTTTCGAATTGTCCTATTTAATGATTTAAAATTGCGCTCTACATTGCCCAAACATGTAACAGTTGGTTGAGATCTTAAATCATATGATCTTTTGTATGAATGATAAATTTTGACCCAAATAATAAATTTTTTCATTTTTTGACCCTCGTTTTAGTTGTTAAAAATTTTTTTCTTAGTTTTTGCTGCAATCTTTTTAAAAAAATCAACTCGCGGGTGATTGCGCGGCGCTGATTCCAATTGCTCTATTTTTTTTAAAAGTTTTTGAAGCTTTTGAAATTTTTTAAGATCTGGTGAAATTGGAAGTTGCATTTTTTAAATCCTCGTTTTAGTTGTTTTTAGAGATTTCAATTAATGTGCCTGAAAGCGTGCTTGATAAATAATTTAACTTGTAATTGTTTTTATTTAAAAAATCAGCTAGTGAGACATTATCAATATTTAAAAAATCCGGGATTTCAACAAAGCCAATTTTTCTAAAAAAATCAGATAAAACCGCCTCGGTTTTGTTGTAACCATAACCGCCTGCCTTTGTTAAAACCACGCCACTATTTAATAAATGAAGTCTTTGGACGCCACTTTTGCTAGTCGAAGTTTCTAGTTTTATTATTTTGCAATTTTTTAATGATTCTATTTGCGTTTTTTTCATTTTTGATCCTCGTTTTTAGTTATTAAATTTAGTTTTTTTGTGGTGAAGTTATCTTAAAAGCTCTTTAAGTTGTTTCATTTTGGGACTTAGAAACTTTTGGGTTCAGGTCGTCAAAAAAAGTTTCAATTTTAGTTTTTGCCACTTGCAACTCTTCGCGCTCGCTTGGCGCATCTAATTTTTCCAAGATTAAGCTAAAAGCTTCGCGCCCGGTGAGATCCATTAATTTGCATTTGTCGTCGTCGTCAATATTCAAGATCATGTCTTTAAATTTACCTTCCAACTCGTAGTAATCACCCGACAAGCTGATTAAATCAAAACTATCGTTCAAAGAAACCAAGAAATCCTCCACTTTTTGCCACTTTTCACCGCGTAAATCTTTAAATGTCCATAAAGATTGTAAATTTTCAAAAAGATTTAAATCTTCTAAAAACGCAGGCTCGTTATTTGCTTCAATTGCCAAATAATTTAGAATAAATTCAACCGCCTTAACATCTTTGTTTTCTTGCACATCTTCAAGCTCGTAAAAAGCCCAAAAGCCGCTTCTTGAAGTTGTTAAATTTTGACAATATTTTTGAAAATCTTCATTTTCAGCAAAAAAACTTTTGAAAAATTCAAAGCATTTTTCAGCGTCCTGTTGGCTCAACTTGTAATCGATTGCGTCAGTTGAGAAGTTGTATTCCTTAGGTGAGAATAACTCTTCAAAATTTAAAGTAATTTCCAAGGCGTGATTTTCTTTTAGATATTGTTGAAAATTTTCTAAGTACAATTCACAATATTCGCGTTCCAAGGCTTTTTGATCGATTAGATTTTCTTGCTCTTCGCTCAATTCATAGCGGCTTTGCGCGTCTAATCTAAGCGCGATCGCGTCGTCAATCAAAGAAGCGTGTATCGATTCATAAAACCCGCCAAAATCTAAGCGGGTTTGAATGTCTTGATTTTCTAAATTTTCCATTTTTTTAATCCTCGTTTTTAGTTGTTATTTATTCAAAACTAGCATTGCTTGCGACTTCGTTTAAATCAGCCAAGCATGCCATGATTTCAGCGCGACTTGCGCAATTTTCTAATAAATCATTAAGTCGCGCTGCATCTTCTTTTAAAGCTTGCAATTGTTTGTCTGACATTTTTGAACCTCGTTTTTAGTTGGTTAAATTGCATTCAATAGACAAGTCATTTTGCGATAGGCATCTTGCAAAATTCAATTCAGCTTGTGCTTTTTTAAGATTTATACTCAAAATTGAAGTTGAAATTAAAAGTGTTAAGATAAGCAAATTCTTGAAAGTTTTCATTTTTAAAAATATTTTAAGTTGATAAATCAAGTTTTGTTAACTCGATAAAATGATTCTAAAGAAGCGTTTCTTAACTGTCAAATAATAAATGCAATTAAATTAAAATAAATAAAGTGTTTCAAATTGAGAATAAAAGCAAATTTACAAGTTAAAACTACTAAAATTGAATTAGGTGAGTTTGTAGAGATTTAATTGATTTAATAGGTAAAGAGCCAAAAGAAAAAAAATAGAGGGCTTAAAATTGAGCTAATCTTGTCAATAAAAAAGTGAAGATTTATTTAAAAAAAGTGGAGTTGTGCCAAAATGAAACGTCAAGTAAAAAATGAAAGGTGGAGTGGAAAAAAATAAATTGTGCCAAATTGAGATTTAAAAAAAAGCTTGATTTTCTTGGTAAAGTGATTTTTTTTGTTAAGAGTTAATAATTTAAAAACGTCCCAAAATGAAACAAGAAAAAAAAGAGTTAAAAAAAGTAGAGGAAAGAAAGTTAAAAGAGCGCGTAAAAAAGAAGGCGCAAAGAAGATTGAATCAAAAGCAAAAAATGTTTGCTAAATTGTTGCCAATTTCTAAGAGCGCAACTCAAGCCGCAATTGATGCGGGCTTTGAAAAAAGTAGGGCAAGAACTACTGCCTGTGAGCTTGTAGCAAAAAGTAGCGTCAAAATTGAAATTGAAAAGAATTTGAAACAGTGGATGAATGATTGCGGGCTTTCTGATGATAATTTAGCTGCTAAATTTCATGAATTAATTTATTATAATTCTGAAAAAGTGATCCGGGTGGTCGGTGAAGGAATGAACGCGCGCGAAATTGAAGAGATGAGAGACGCAAGAGTTGCTGCAAGCACGTTAGCTAACGTAGTAAAATTCAAGGGCGCGAGCTTAGAGAATACAAGCCAAAACTTTTGCGGTGAAATTTCTAATGAAGTTGCTTTATTGGCAATCAAGAATCTAATTCAAAAACTAAGCAATCAAGAATTGCTAATAGTTAAACAATCAATTGAAGTGTTGCTAGAAAAAAGCTTAAAGATAGTTGATTAGATTTAAAACATGGCGCGGTTGTAATAAATAGATAATAGAATTGAGTGGGGGTGGTATTGGAAAATAGAAGACCCCCCCCTGCTTTGGTTTTAATACCTACCCCACACATTTTTCCAAAAATTTTTCATCAAACCTAAATTCCTACTCAACAACCACAATAAAACAATTATAAACTCCCTTTTTAGCCTCACACAACGTTTTTTTGCTAATAAATAACTAATCTACCATCAAACATTTTTAAAACCTCTTCTACCCCCCTATTTTGCAAAACTAATTTTTCTTTTTTTTTATTTTGCAAAATTGCTTTTAGAGTTTTTCAAAAAATTTTTGCATTTAAACCTTTTTTCAAAAGCTAATAATGAAACTGGATTGAATTTGTTTTTTTGTTCGAGTTTGTTGGAACACCGAATATAATATAATAAAATAGAGATGTAAAAACGTTTTTTTTTAAAGTGCCTTTAAACCTACTCTCTGTGTCTATTTCAGCCCGTGAAACATTTTTTACTTGTATATTGGGGATATATAACTATTATACTGTGGATATATAACTTGTATATTGTGGATATACAAGTATAATTGTTTCACGCATAATATCTCTTGATTTTAGGTTTTTGTTTGGTAGGTTTTTAAGGGTTAATATTTTAAAAAATCATATTATGGCTCGCAGAATTAAAAACCAAACAATTACAAACTTTGTTGATGAAAACGGAGAAGTTCACCAAAAAGAAGTTTTTCAAAGCTATTCGATTGCTGGCGAAGATGATTACATAAAAATTTACATTAAGCACATAAACTACTTATCAAATCTTCCTTCTGGCTTAGAGGGTTTGATTTATGAGTTAATTAAGTGCATGAGCTATGGGAATAAGATTGTTATCAATTCTTACATTAAAAGAGATATTGCTACTAGACTTGGTAAAAGCTTTAATACTGTAAATCAATACATTACAAAATTATCTGAAAGCAAAATTATTATTCGTGAAGGTAGAGGAGTTTATTATCTTAATCCTGCTTTTTATGGAAAAGGTAAATGGAAGGATATTTTAGAGCTAAGAGAGAGGCTAGAAGTAAAAGTAAGTTATGAAGATGGAATTTACAAAATAACTCACAAATAATTTCTTGCCAATTAAACCGATGCAATTAGTTTTTTATGAATTATTACTCACCACATAATAAAACATGGCTTTTGAAAACTTTAAGAGGAAGATAGCTCTAAATTATTTAGAAAAAAAAGGAAATGCTTATAGCCCTTTGTTATTTAACTTTCTTACTAATGATTTTTCTTTTGGCACTACTTCTGGAAAATATTTAGAATATTACTGTCAAGTTGCTCCTGTTGGAGACGCAATCAATAAAATAGCCAATGAAGCTGCTTGTGTTTCTCTTTTTCCATATACTAAGAATGAAAAGGAAGCAAGAATAGGTTTATTAAATAGTCCTTTTGTTAAAACTTTCCGCAAGCCTAATTTTAAACAAACAGGAATAGATTTTAAACAAGAGGGTTTTATTCATTACTTAGCCACTGGGAATAATTATATTTTTCTTTCTGGTGTTTTAAGTGCTGATAAAAAAAGTATCTATCAAAGTCCGCTAGAAATCTATAATCTACGCCCTGATTACATTACGCCAGTTCAAGATACGTCTGGCTATCCAGAATATTACTTATACAATCCAAATGGAAATCAAAAGTGTTTTAAAAAAAGCTATATAAATAACATAAATGGGCAACTAATTGAAGCCTATGTTGAAGATGAAGGCTTTGGAGTATTATTGCATTGGAAAGAACCTTCCAATAATCAGCTATTTTCAATGCTTTATGGTGATTCACCTTTGCAGAATGTTGAAATCGAAATTAACCAGTATTTAGAAGCCTCAATACATAACGCAAACCTTTTGAAAAACGGCTTGTCTTCTAAGATGTTGTTTACTCCTAAAGATGGATCAAATCCGCCAAATCAAGATCAGCTAGACAAAATAAGAGATTATTTAAAAACCGCTTACTCTGGTTTTAATAATGCTGGGAAGAACCTACTTATTGGAATGCCTTTTGATGTTAAGCCTTTGGACATTAACCTCAAAGACATGGATTTTGAGAAGTTGATGCGAAGAATGAGGGTAGCCATTTATAATAAAATGAATATTCCCCTTCCTATGGTTGAAGGTGAGTTTACTTCAAATAGCAATATGAAAGAAGCAAACTCAAATTTTTACGATAAGGCTATTTTGCCTCTTCTTAATAAATATTGCGAATATTATTACTGTTTTGTTTATTCTAATTTTTTTAAAAATGAAAATGTTTTTGAGATAAGTTTTGAAGAATCTTCGATTCCTGCATTGCAACCTCGTTTATTTGAAGCAATTCAAGTTCTACAAAAATCTGGGATAGCTAGTAAAAACGAATTAAGAGAGTTTGTTGGTTTAGGACGTTGTGGAATTGGTGGAGATGCTCTTTATATTGATGGAAATCAAGTTGCGGTTGCTGGTGATGAAAATATGAGCGATACTATTGGAGTTCCAGTTGGAATGGTTAATATGTCTAATGAAGATGAAGATGATGAAGAAGATGAGGAGGAATTAGATGACGAAGATGAAACCGAGGAAAAAGCAATAGCAATTAATTTAAAACCAACTGATACAATGGCAAGAAATGCCGCTCGTGGTTTAGAACTTCGTAAAAAATATGGAAGAGGTGGCACTGAAGTTGGAGTTGCTCGCGCCGTCCAATTAAGAAGTAGAGAAAACTTAACGCCAAGAACAGTTGCAAGAATGGTGTCTTATTTTGCTAGACATGGAGTGAATGAAGGAAAAAACAAAAAACCTAACGGACAACCAACTAATCATTATATTGCTTGGCTTCTTTGGGGTGGAAATTCTGGTCGCTCTTGGGCTAACTCTAAGTGGAACAAAATTAAAAGCGAAAGAATGAAAACAAAATAATTTTTTAATTAATGGTGCTGATTGCAGGAATCGAACCTACTTCCACGAGTTACAAAGCCGTCATAATACCATTATACTAAACCAGCGTTATTTTTAAGTTTTAATTTATTACAAAATCATAGTTAACAAGCTTGTTGTCAATATTAATTGGTATATTTTTAAAAACATTTTTTTTATCAAGTTTAACATTTAAAGTTAGACTAGGTTCAAGACCAATAAAAAATTTATTTTTTGTAATTTTGTAAGTAATCCCATTTAATATTGCTTTTTCTTGTAATTTAGTAAATTCTTTTTTATTATTTGAGTATTCGATATAAACCATATTATTTTTTTATATAAAATTGTTCGGGAGAATTTATTGATCCGATATTTACTGGAAATACATAAGCAGCAACTGCATCATTTAAATAATGAGTTTCTTTTTTATAATAAGAAACAACTTCTGGAAAACTGATTGTTATTGCATGTTTTTCTAAAGTTTTGTTATTAATAAGAAATTTTTCAAATTCTTGTTTATTTACTTTGCTAAAATTGTCGTAAAACATGTTATTTTTTTAATAGGTTACTAAACAAAGTTTTTTTTAAAGAATAGCGAGCTTTCCAGCAAGTTTTATCAAAAATAAATTCTTCTTTAAAAAGAAGCATGTTGTTAAAGATTTTTGTAAATTCTGGCTCATTATTTTCTTCTAAATTTTGAATCATAACAAAACATTTTTTTTTAATAAGTTTTGCATTTTTAAAAAAAATTAACTTTATTTGGTTTTGGTCAAGATAAAATTCAAAACTTATTTTATTATTTTTAGTTATAGTTAAAGAGTTAGGAACTATTTTTAATGGCGCAGATCCGTTGATAGAAATATAATAATACTTAGGCAATGGTAATAAATTCATTTTTTTGATAATTCGTTAAGTTGTTTTTCTAACTTGTTTCTATCTTCTTGTAGTTCTTTAACTTCTTCTAAAAGTTCCGCAACAACATAAAAAACTTTTCTCAAATCATTTTTTTCATAAAGTTTTATCCAATATGTTTTGCCATATCCAAGATAATCTCTAAAAAAAGATTCCCTTGTTGGTTCTTTCATTTTTCCTTTGATTACTAAGTCAGAGTAAAATTCTTTTATCCTAGTTAAGTATTGATATGTCTTTGAAGTTCCGCGCATAAATAGTTATTAACTTAAGGTTAATAAGGGTTTTTAATAATTGCTTTTTAACAAGCAACAACATTTATTGAAAATAATTATTAACCCATAAACACCACTATGGAATTAAGCTACAAACAATTTACACTAGAAATAAAAGAACTTAAAGAAGATGGTTCTTTTGAAGGATATGTTGCCGCTTTTAATAATATTGATTTTGGCAATGATATTTTGGATTCAAAAGCTTTTGAAGAAGAGGTTTTTGGAAAATATTACCCTTTGCTTGCTGATCACGATACTAAAAAACCAATTGGTAAATTTCAAATAGAATTTGATAACTATGGCGTAAAATTTAAAAACGCTAAGTTTAATTTAATGCGCGATGAAAAAACAGGTGCTTTTTTAGTTCCAAACGCTGCTGAAAAATATGCAAACCTTAAAAATGGCGATATTTCTGGTTTTTCAATGGGTTATATGACAAAATCAGATGATTGTGAATATAAAATGATTGAAGGCAAAAGATGCCGAGCAATTAAAAAAGCTCAATTAATGGAAGGTTCTGTTGTCACATTTCCAATGAATGATAAAGCAAGACTTACAACAATCAAAAATATGCTACAAGAAGTTGATTTAGATGATGCTGATAAAACAGAAATTTCACAAATTTTAAATTCTGAAAAACAAAATAAAAATTTTAAAGAAATAATTTCTCTTAAAGATATTGAAACAGTTTTAAAAGAAAATGGTTTTTCTGTAAAAGAAGCAAAAACACTTATTTCAAAAGTAAAAGAATTTTCTAATCAAGTTCAATGTGATGTTGAAAGTGAGAAGACAATAAAATTGTTGCGTGATGCAACAGAACAAATGAAGTTTAATAACTTTTTAACATCGCTTAATAGCGAAAATATTTTTAACAAACAATCTTAAATAAAATGACAGATTTTTCACCACAAAATATGATGGAAGCCGTATCGGCTCTTCAAAAAGCAGTAAAAGAAAATAACGAAGGCGTAATTACCAAAGTTAGCTCTTTTATTGATTCACAAGAAAAAAAGAACCAAGACTTAGTAAAACAAATTGAAGCTGAAAAAGCTGAAAGACTTAAATTTGCTGATGAAGTAAAAGCTCGTGAAGCTATCCTTTCTCGCCCTAATTTTGATGTTAAATCAGAAGATGGAAAACAAGAAATGAAGGCTTTTGATGCTTTTTTAAGAACTGATATTAAAGGCATGTCTGAAGCTGAAAAAAAATATCTTCGTACTGATTCTTTGGTTGATGGTGGAGCTTTAGTTCCTGAAGCTTTTTCAACTGATATTACTAAGAAAATCATTGAAATTTCTAATTTTAATGGAGTTATTAATTTTATCCGAGTTGGTGCTAAAACAACTAGACTTCCAATTAGAAATACTCTTTTGACTGCTTCAATGGTTGGAGAAGCTCAACAAGATTCACTTTCTAAATCTGGATATGGAGAGCAGCTTTTAACTTTGAAAAAAATGCAAGTTACTGTTCCAGTCACCATTGAAGAATTAGAAGACGCTGGAGTTTCTATTGCAGATCAAATTAACCAAGATGTTGCTGAAGCTTTTGCAGTTAAATTGGGTCAACAAATTACTAACGGCAATAGTTCTCCTACACAGCTTCAAGGCTTTATGGCTTCTGGTGTTGTAACTCAAGAAATTAATTCTGGTGTTGCTGATGCAATTACTTGGAAATCAATGACTCTTTTAACTGGTCAATTACTAAAAGGCTATAATCCTATTTATGCTTTTAATCGTTTAACTCGCGCTACTTTGTTAGCTCAAGAAGATGGTGTTGGCCGCCCATTATGGGTGCCAGGTAATTTAGCTGCTGGTATTCCAAATCAGATTAACGGTTATGCTTACCTAGAAATACCTGATATGCCTAATATTGGTGCTGGTAATTATCCAGTAGTTTTTGCTGACTTTGCAAGAGGTTATGCTGCTGGTAATGGCATGGATCTGAGAGTTATTAGAGACGAAACTACTCGTAAAAGAGAAGGCATCGTTGAATATACCTTTATGAGAAGAGTTGCTGGCTTAGTTAAGCTTTCTGAAGCTTTTGCTAAATTAAAAATCTCTGCTTAATTTTAACTTTAATTTATATATACAATGTTTGATATTTATAATACTCTAAAAGAACAACAAGTTCTTGCTCCAGTAGCAATCACCGACAATACCGCAAGAGTGGGAACTGTTGTTGATCTAGCTGGTTTTGATGCTTTGAAATATTCAATTGCAATTGGAACTTTGGCTGACGCTGACGCTGCTTTTGCTGTTTTAGTAGAAGATTCTGATGACGGCGTGACTTATACTGCTGTTGATGATAAATTCCTTTTGGGAACTGAAGCGGCAGCTAGCTTTACATTTGCTGATGATAATAAAGAGCGTTCAATTGGTTATAATGGTTCTAAAAGATACAATAGAATCACTATTACTCCAGCTAATAATACTGGTTCGGCTGTATTTGGTGTAAGTGCAATCTTAGGCTATCCTTTGAATGCTCCAACCACTAATAATGTCTAATTAAACTAAGGGGGCGTAAAAACCCCCTTAACAATTAAAAAACTATGAAATTTAAAGTTTTAAAAACATTTAAAGCATCTTTAGACGGATTTAATTTAGCTGATTTTAATAATGGCGAAATTTTGCAAGAAAATGATAATAGATTAACAAAACATTTTCTTACTTGGGCTTCTGCTAATAAAGGTTTTATTGAAGAAATTATAGAAGAAAAGATGTTAGCAAAATTTGAAAACAAAGCTATTTTTTCTGCTCCTGAAAACAAAGAAGAAGTAATAACTTCTGAAATTATTGAAGAAGTATCTGAAAACAAAGAAAAAGTAATTGAAATAAACAATAAAAAGAAAGGTAAAAAATAATGACAGCAAATGTATTAAATACAATTGAGCAACCAAGCTCTGGCGGCGATAATAAATATGTTTTTGGTGGGTCAGT